CCGCCAGCCACTTCATGTAGACGGCGTCCAGGTGCTCGATCACCCGATGGAACCGCTCGGCGGCCAACGGACCCAATCCACAATTCCGCGCATACTCATGCACCGCCGTCCATGGAATCGGACCCACGGACATGCCCAACTGCCTGCACGTCCCTAGCCGCTGAAACGCTACCCACTCAAGGTCGTAGCCGTCGGGAATCTCCGGAGTCTGGTCTTCGAGACTCTTTCGGCCCGCCGCCGACGCCTTCGACAGCTTGAGTGCGAAGGTCAGTCGTTTCCCAACGCCTCGGCTGCCTCCTCGTCCGTTTCGGCAAGCTCGCGGTGCTCGGCCTGTGCGAACTCGATCACATCCTTGTAGGCCCAGCGGAGCCTGTCGAACAGCTTGATCGCGTTGTCAACCGTGAACGGGAATGCCTTGCCGTTCCACGTGAAACCCTCCCACGTCTCGATCAGGTGCTCCGCGGCGAACCGGGCCATCACCTCGAAGTCGCGCTTGACCTGTTCAACCGAATTCATCCCGATCTTCTTGCCGTGCTTCTTCCTGAGGATGTTCAGCGCGACGACTGCGGACGGCTTCGAGAAGGGGAAGACCTTGATGCGGGCCTCACCTTCGATGGTGAGCCAGCGTGCTTCGTCCGGCGATGTGTCCCTGTAACGGGTGATTTCCATGCTGTGCCTCCTGTGCTGGTGCCGCGGGGGCTCGGCGGCGGCAGCACGTCCGGCGCCGACTTGAATCGCTGAGGCGGGCGAACCCCCGGGCACTCGTTTTTGTGCCTCTCCTAGCCCTTCGTCCAGCCGTATACCCCCTCGGTTCCCTTCACGCTCGCCTCGAAGTCCAGCCGCAGCAATGCCGACGTGTCGATGCCCTCGACCAGCACGGTGGCGCCCGTGAAGTCCGCCTGTGAGATGCTCAGCGCGAGCCAGTCATCTTCCGTCCCGAATATCACGTCGAGCCGCCGTGCAGTCGCGTTCACGAAGTCGTCGTACCGCGTGAAATCGTCGGTGAAGATCTCCATGCTTCCCGTGAGCGACACGGTGCCCAGGGCGATCCTCGGAGGGCTCCACAGCGCGGGCTCCCTGCGCAGGCCTGCGTCGATGTTCAGCGAGACCGAGGTGACGACCCCCGTATCCTGGTCGTCGATGTAGCCCTGAACGTCGCCGCCCTCGCCCGTAACGATCGGGGCGACCGTGGATGCGGTGCCCGGGTTGATCGTGCGCGCTTCCCCGTGCCTGTGTGTGGACCCCAGCGTGCCGAAAGTTCCCACGATGATCGACTCCGGCGAGAGATCCAGCGCCAGCGACCCGATCATGACGCCGCGATACTCGAACGAATCCTGCGCATCATCCAGCCAGACCTCGAAGCTCGCCGATCTCGCCTCGATGCCGTTCCCCTTGAGGTAGCTGCCCTTCCACACCGGCGAGCCGGTGAGGTTCGACGGCGGATTCGCGAGCGTGAACGTGTTCGCGTCCACCGCCGTGATCCGGTACCACTTGTTGGCGGCTTCGTCGTCGAGCCCGCTCAAGCGCACCCACTGGCCCGCCGTGAACCCGTGGGCGTTCAGCGTGACGACGCCGCCACCGGCTATGGCCCCCCCCGTTTTACCCTCCCCCGCCGCCGGCCACGCCGACTGTCCCGCCAGCATCCTCAGCAGGTTCTCCATCGACGGGTCGCCGGGGAAAAAGTTGCCCACGATGTCCCCGGTCACCTGTCCGGCCAGACGCTTGCCGCGCGCCCTGCCGCGGTCGCTCCTGAGTTCTTCGGACTGCACCGAAATGGGCTCCAGCTGGAGCGACGTCGAGTTCATCCTGACCAGCTGGCCTTCACCGCCCGGGTTGACCCCGAATTCAGCTTCCTCGACGAAGTTCAGTTCTGCACGATTTGCGCTTGCCATTTTTTCCCGTCTCCTCTAGGCGGCGTATTGACGCCATGATTGCCACGGTACGCTCACCGTGATGAGTCTGTGTGCTCCGATGATGCCGCCCCGGACGATTGATGGGGTCCTGTAGACTATCCGGTTTCCGTGTTCGCCAGGTGGATTCCGATGGTTGAAGATATGGGCTGCTACCGGGTCGACTTTCTTGAGTACGTTGTCAATCGACTCGGTGTTGAGGAACCACATCCGTATCGCAAGCGTCCCGAAGGTCGTTATCAGCGGGTTGCGCGTCAGTGAGACCTGAGTGCTGGAATCCGGGACCGTGACCACGTCTACCGCGACCCATTCCTCTTCTGCTGTGATCGCCGGCTCTCCCTCGTACTGCACCTCCGGCAGCGCAGCGGCGACTGCCTCGTAGCCCGCACGCAATGCCGCTGTTGCGAGTCTGCGACAGTCCCGTTGGTCTTGAAGGTTCATCTCGTCTCGGCAAGCAACCGCTGCCGCCTCCAGAACTGGCGCATCCACTCCCTTCCGGGTCCCGTCATGCCCGCAGGGGCCTGTCGGCTCGCCCCAGCGTTGATCCGGATCGCGTAGGGCGTCGCGTTCGCCACTTGATATACCGCCCCAAGTATCGCTTTCAACGCATCCTGCCGGATCCGTGCCTGCACCGCCTTCTGGATCACGAACACGGTACTCTGGCCCGCCACGAACTCCCGCAGTGGCGGTTCCAGATTCGTGAGGAATCGAAGTGCCGCCAATTCCGCGTAGCTGCCGAACCTCCCCACCTTCGGCCGCTGACCGGCTGGCACTAGATCCCAGTTCGACTTGAGGTAGCCCGTGTCGAATGGCGTGATCCTGACCATGATTCCGCCACCCCTGGCAAGTGTCTGCCGGAATCCGCTTTTCGCGTTCGACTGAACGTTGCCAGCATGACGATTCAACGCCCTGCGGAAGCTCGATACGGTCCTGTGAATGGCCATTCAGAGCCCCTCGCACCGCAGTTCGTACAGCGCCACCACGTCTCCGATGTACTCTGGCAGTACCTCCTCGACCCGTGTCGCCTTGCCGCCCAGCGTGACCGTGTCGCCCTTCTGAGGTGCTACGTCGAATGGCTGAACCTTCACACTGAGGCCGCCTACAAGCTGAACGCCCGCGGGACCCGTCACCACTTCCTGCCAGCGCCCGATCTGAGCCACCATCGGATAGACCGTGTCGCTGTCCGGCCCCCGTTGCCCCGTGTCTGGATCGTACTGCCCGTAGGTTGTCCTCGTCAGCGTGATCTCCGTCCCGAGGATGTCGATCAGCTTGCCGGGAACCGGAGCCAGCGAGTCGAGCACGCCCATTCAGACCACCAGCCTGAATTGATCCGGCCCCGCTGCCAGATATGGGGCCAGCAGCGATCCCACCTTCCCGTCGTTCAGCGGACCCGCCGAAGCTGCCCGGCTTCCGGAGATGTCCAGCGAGTCCACCGCCTCGATTTCCAACGAGCCCGCCTTCACCCGCTTCAGGCCCTTGAGATCGGACGTGAATGCGGAGAGATCCGGCGCGCCTCCCGGAACACCTGCATCGCCACCCACGGCGACAACCTCGATGAGAGCGGCCGCCCACTCCATCTGCGCCCACTTCACCCGTTCCGGAATCTCGTCGGAGGGAACGAAAGACCCTCCGCCAAATACCTGGTCGGCGCGCGGTACCTGTGACCGGGGCCATGGCCCTTCCTGGCTGGGCGACGTGCGCCAGCCCTTCCACTCCAGAGCCGCCATGTCGCGCCACGCCTGCCGCAGCGCGGCTTCCTTCTCGGCATCCTCGGCGTCGATCGCAGCCTTCGACTGCAACCGACGACCGAGGTATGCCGTGAATTCCGCCAGTGTGACCCCGGACTCGCCGGGCACGTTCAGCGGCATGGGGCCTCTACCCCATCACGCGAACGACCTGGTTCTGGCGCGCGATCAACACACCGTACCAGATCGACGTGTAGAGGTACCACCCGCCAGCAACCCGGAACGGCTGCATCTCGAGCGCCAGACCGCTGTTCGAGTCGAAGTGGCTGAACACGTCGCCCGGCGTGCCCTCGACGCCTGGCACCGACTGCGCCATCGGCTTCGAAGCGAAATAGGCCGAGCCCCTCGCGAGCGCGAGGCTCGCCGTGTGGTCCGCCACAATCTTGACCGGGCGGTTGTCCGCCACGTTCTGCCGGAGAGCCGGAGCGATTCCGAGCGTCGTTCCGCCCGCGGCCTTCGCAGTCGTCGCGACGTAGTTGTCGTCTTCGATGGTCAGCGGATCGCCCACGTTCACCGTGCCGGCTCCGTCCACGGTCAGCTGCTCGACACCCGCTGCGGCCGCACCGTTCAGCGCCACCCCTCCCGCGCCTGTCGTGATCTCGGGAATCTGGTTCTCCTCCATCACCCGGAGGCCGACCATCCGACCGATTTCGCCTTCCCATCCCGGATCCGTGCTGCCGCGCCTGTCGGCGTACTTGATCGCGTCGATGTCCAAGGCGTTCTGGTAGGCGTCCGGGTCGAGGATCAGGTACCGGCCATCCTTCGGCGTCTTCGCCTTGACCAGAATCTTGCGCGCCTCCGTTGCTGGGGTCCGGTCGTCCGATCCGAACGGAGTCGTGCCCGCCACGCCAACGCGCTCGTAGGCCGCGTTCACGATCTCCTTCAGGACATACGCGGTCACGTCGTCGCACAGGGCGCCGATGCCGTCGGCAATCGCCGCCATCGCCACCGAACCGGGCCGCGCCATCGAAGCCAGATCCTGACCGGAAATCGGCCACTTCCACCGACGATTCCGGTTGATGTCGAGGGTGAGGTTGCTCGCCTGGCCGCTCCCGCCGTCCACCGGGGTCTCCATCGTGTGGTCCTCGATGAGCGCACCGTGCGCGACCGGGAACTCGACCTTCGCGCCAGTTTGGCGCTGTGCTTCCCCCGACACGTTCGTGATCGCCATCGGAACCGTGTTCTGGTTCCGCAGCACCATCAACGCCTGTGCGAAGATCCTTCCGAATACTGGGGCATAGCTCATTGGCTACTCTCCGAAAAAACGTGTTGACTCAAAGGGTGAAACCGGCCCCTCAGAGCATCCCGCTCATGGTTGGCATCCCGCCAACACGGTTTTTCCGGATCGGATGTGCATCCCGCGCACCCGACGTGCCAAGTCTAATGGCTGATGCGGCTATCCGCAATCAGGAGGGCAGCGGAACGGGGTCAAGCGGTCGCGATCCTGCCCGGCAGCGGGCCTCCCACCCGCATCTTCCGCAGCGTCCCGCGGTGCTTTGGCGCTGCAAGCTATGCCGAGCTGCCCCCGTTCCGCGCTTCTATCGTTGCGACACGGGGTTAAGTGGCCCGCACCTTGAGCCCGATTCGAACGGATAACGCTTTGAGAAGCGATCAACCCTCCCGCACGCGGACCCCCCTTGAGGCAGCCCCGGGTATGCCTTCCCGCCGTCGGAGGCACCCCGTCAGGGATGCCGTCACCCCGCTAAGGATGCCGTCTGCGCGAGAACCCGCTAACTCAAGGTGCGAAGTGGCGCCGGCGGGTAACGCTCCCGCTCCTCCGGAATATGAGCCCGGCGAGGTGCTATTCCTCCACGGCGCATTCTTGAAGATGTGATGAGGAGCGCCACGGTGACGCCTCGCGAAACGCTGCCGCAGCGCAGCGTTAGGCCGTGCACAGCCCCCCGCTGCCGATGACTCCCCGTCAGTCGAGAAGACAGGGCTCGAACCTGTGACCTCTTGCTCCCAAAGCAAGCGCGCTGCCAATCTGCGCCACTTCTCGATTTTCCTCCCTAAGTACCGTCACCCGATGGAACCCAGCGCCCCCACGAAAACCCAGGCTGCGACTACCTGCCGCTACGTCTAGCCGACACAGGTGCCGTCAGCCACCACGCTGACGTTTTCTCCCTCAAGTGCCCTCGTGGGGACGCTGGACCCTTACCTGCCCAGCACTTAGAAGGCAACCTGAAAGCTACACCCGAACCCTTGGTGACTACAAGTAGCCGCAACCGGCCAACGCGTCGCGTTTAGGGTTTTCCTCAACGAGGGAAAAGTACACGGCGGCCTCGCCGCCTTCCTCGTGGGGGATCTTCACAATCAGGGTGTCCCTCCCGCCGGCGTAGTATGCCGCGCGTCCCCGCTCCGTCGAGTCTGCCAGCTCGGTGATTGCGGTGGCAAGCCTGAGCAGCTGATGCTTGTTGGCCAAGACTTCCCCGCCCCGTGAGTCGTGAGAGTATTCGCCGAGCAGCTCGATCTCGTGCGGCCTGCTGTTGGGTTCTGCCTTGACCGTGACAGGATCGTCTGCCAAGACTTCTGGCACTGGATCATTCGGTAGTCCTGCCCTCTTCTTCGCAAGCTCCAATTGCTTGATGTGATCGCAGTTGAAGCAGTAGTTGGCTCTCGTCAGATGCCCCAAGACCTGAATCGCCGTGGGCGACGGATTTTCCTCCATGACCAACATGGTCGCTAAATCGGTCGCACGAGCAACTGTTCTACCAATGTCAAGCCAACTCGCATCGCGTTCTTCTAGGCTCAAGCATGGGTTCGAAGCGGGGCTACAGTGGGAAGCGTTCTCGCTCATTTGGGAGCCTCTTCCTCGATTGCCATGTCTTCCCAGTATTCATACTCGTCGAAGACCACGGAAATCTTGAACCTGCGACCATCCACTTCCAGGACGGCGTGATCGCTATAGCCGTCGCCGTTATCAATCAGCTCGAGAGTGAACGATTCGCCTTCAATCTTGCGTGGCTGGGCCATCGGTACATCTCCTTTTCGTGAGGGGGTGCTGCATTCCTGAAAAGCTACCCTCACGATATCAGCCCCGCAACCGGTGACTCCATCACCTCCCACGGTGCATCAGGCTGATTCGCCGCAATCCAGTTGAACGCATGCGCCAACGCATCGACCCGGTCATCGTGCGTCCCCACCGGGAACAGCTTCACCTCGTCCAGAAACTTCGTCACCCAAGGCGCACCCGACAGCAGGAAGATGTTCTTCGCCTCTGCCTGTGCCGATATGCCTTGAGCCCGCACAGGCTTCGCCCCTGTGGGCTTTATCGCCGTGGCAACGTGTGGTGCGCAGTCCGCGATCAACTGGCCCGTGATGTCCTCGCCGGCCCTGCCATATTCCTGCTCAATCACGATCTCTGCCCCGTCCTCGTTTGCGGCCGCCATGATCCGCTCCCGCCGTTCCTTCGGCGACCACCTGCCAGCCTGTATGTCCAACACGATCCACTGCGTCCCGCCGTAATCGTTCAGAAACTCGGCCAACAGCACACCGGCCGTCCGGTCCGCCGTCCCCTTCGTCGACCCCGCCAAGTCCCACGCGCGCACTCTGCGCGTGATCCTGCCCGGGAGCCCCGGAAGGTACTGGAACCACTCGGTCTTCAGCATCAGGCCGCCGTGCGGCGTCGGCCGCTGCTGATACACGCTTGACCAAACCCACGACCCGGACGAGGACTTGGTTCGAGAGATCTCGTCGTCCGAGTACATCGTCAGCCGCTCACCTTCTTCCCGCTCGTCCAGCCCCACCACCTCGACGGAAGGAATCTCCTCCCTCAGCTCCCTTAGCGTCTCCGGCTCATACTCCATGTCGATCAGGAGCACCGTCCATCTCTCCGGCGAATCCGATTCCCTCTCGATCTCTAGAATCCGACCGAAAATGTCGTCCTCGTGGAAGCGCGTCCCGATCAGGATCATTTTCCCGCCCGGATGCAGTCGGTTCC